TACGAGTCAATTGAATGTAATCAAAGCTTCTACTTTCTGAGGCGTAACGAGGTGCATTTGGTGTTACCTGTGATATTTGTATACAGACACCACGATCATCACCACCATAGAATCGGGTTTGTTTAATCTCTGTTGTGGGTACGTTTCTTAGTTCAGTGCTCATTCTACATACCTGCTTATCTCAGTCTGGATGTTACAGATAACCGTACCATGCCAACCTGTTAGTTTATTCTTACTGACGGTTAAGTAGCGTGAGGTATCTATTTCAGAATCATCCACGTCACCAGCTTCATGCTTGCCTATACCTATACAAAGGTCTAGCTCTGCCATCTTACCTATCTTGCTGCCTTCCATATCAAAGCCTGACAGACGTGTACGTCCCTTGGCATCGTTACTGGCTTGGCTAACTGCGATCAGGGCACAGTCATACTTCTTGGCAGTCTCACGGAGTCTTCTATACAACTCACGAAGACGCTCATGGCCTGCACTGAAGTTACCACCAATGTTAACCTTGTCGGCTTGGTCAATGATAAGTACGTCAGGCTTCTCTTTATCGACATATGCTTCTATCTTGTTTAGATCCCAATCCTGTACCTCGTTCATGTCGAAGAGGTGTTCAATGCTATTAAAGGAGTTCCTAGCAGCCTTTGGGTCAGCTACTACCTGCTCCCTAGTAAAGCCTGACTTAGCTTGGATAGCACGAAGCATGGTACGACCTGTGTCTTCCTCGTTGCCTAGGTACATTACCTTAGCACCCTGTTCACAGAATCCACCCGGCCCAGTACAGATAGACACAAGGAAAGCAGTCTTACCTGTCTCTGGTAATGCAAAGACACAACCAAACTCTCTAGGGCCAATGCCATACACATGACGGGATAGGGTGACGATGTTAAAGCGCCAGCGGTTGTCGTTGGTAACCCGGGCCAGTAGTTCAGTGATGTCCTTAGTGGTCTTGTCACCAAAGTCAGTCGGTAGGAAGCCTTCCCTAGTCTTATCCATCAGGGTATTCAAGCGTTCCATGGCTGTGTCGTTACCATCAGCCAGTTCAATACCAATGTTAGCTACCTTAGTACCGATGTGACGCTGCCATAGACCATGGAGGATATCAGATACTACAGGAGGGGACAGTGGATCGACGTTCACGACTAAGCCCACCAATTGTGAGAAGGCGTCTGCTTCGGAGCGGGTTGCCACAGGGTTGTTGTTCTGCCAGAGAGCTTCAAGGTCACCCGAGGTTAGATCATGAGCATACTTGTCATGAGCTTGGGTGATTACGTTGTAGGCTTCCCGTATCTCGTCCTCGAACAAGTTCTGAGTGAGATTAGCTTTGTTTTCAGTATAGAAATCGTATGAGAGTAGGGATTTGAGTAGTCTTATGTCCATAATGGGTACTTATATAAGTTTTAATTGAGCTACAGGGTAGCATGGTGAGCGGACAATAAAAAGCCCCATCTTTCGACGAGGCTCCAATTAAGTACGGGTAATGTATTACTTAGACGATAATACTTTAATGATTTCATCAGGTTGGCAGTACTTCAGATCATTGATAATAAATCTAACCGTTGTGGGTACCAAACCTTGTAGATGCTTCAATAGAATGACAGCCTTCTTCTTGGCATCATTGTCTAGGCAGATAGTCAGGGACTTATAGCTCATGAGTAGCCGTTTCTGGTTAGTGCTTAGGTTAGTACCAAGAATAGATACTCCAGTATACATTCCAGTAGCTGCCACAGCACACGCAGATGGAGCATCCTCTACTATGACACCATGCTCAGATGTCCCGACACTTAGTACACCTGTAGTATCCCCGTAAGACATCCACTTAGGCAATGCACCACACATGGATCTTCCTACTGCACCTTTACCATCCTGCATGAGGAACAAACAACGATCACCTGCTGGGTCATACTTAATACGGATCAAGCGTTCAGTTAAAGCATAGCGACAATTGTTCTCGTCTATGTAGTTATCTACCCTAGGGTGGTGTTGTGGTGCTGATAGTATCAAGGGGACTTCTCTCGTTCTTTTCTTAGAGAGTTGTCGTATGTTTGCTACTCTATCCCTTACTCCTGCTAGGCCGTAGCCTTTGTGGTAGGCACCCCTCGCTGAACAGGTTGCTTTATAACAGTTCCACAGTAGTACACCCTCTTTGTTAGATAGGCTTAGTTTCTTCTTCCCTGAACAGAATGGACAATCAATCGATTTAGATTCACCATCAGCTAACTTAATTGACTGTAGTAACTCTGATTGTTCTCTAATGCTGTACATATCTCCCCCTTTGTTACCTTATTGGGTGCTCGGCCCCGGGGCGGCCTCGCTTTTATATCATGGATATTCCGCCCCGTCAATATAAATCTTAACCAAAGCGTTTATTCATAGCAGACATGGCCAATTTAGTCGTAGGTCTAACGTAAGTGGCTAGAATCTCCCTCGATTGGTGTCCCGTGACTGCTCTTAGTTCATCCTCAGTACACCCGTTCTCTGCCATTTCAGTTGCACCAGTACGGCGGAGGTCTCTGAGTTGTAGATGGGTAGGCACTGTGGCAATTCGCCTCACCCTAGCAAAGTACTTGACTAACAGATCCTTACTGTAGGGCTTGCCTGTCGTCTCGCACACGGCTATAGTCCCTTCCTTCGCAGTACCTAGGCGTTCTATAAGACGGGGGGAGGCTGGTACACACATTTCAGTGCCTGTCTTCTCCTGAGTGTAGATAAACATACCATCTTGGTAGTTATCCCACTGCAATTGCCTCATATCACCCGGCCTAGCACACAAATCATAGGTTAGCAGGGTTATTGTACCCAAAGAGGGGTAGCCAAGCCTATCTGCTGTCTCAATGACCTCCATGACCTGTTCAGGAGTCCACAAGACAGTTCTACAAGGTAATTCAGGTATATTCATGCTTGCAAAGGGGTTAGCCTTCACTTTGTCATGCCTAAAGCTCACATTGTACACCTTGCGTAGTACTTTGATCACATGACTAGCCCTATGATCACTGTAGTCCTTTTGGATTTGAGTGTAGAGCCTGTCTGCTTGTGTTGCAGTGACAGTTTTAGCCTTAAAGGTACCAAAAGTAGCCTTAGACTTGTCTAAATGCAGTCCTGTAGCTGTTTTCAGACACAAATTGTAGTGTTTTTGACTGTTTTCCTTCAGTTTGAGCCACTCATGGGTGGTTTTATAGAAGTTTATGAGGTCAGCAACACTCTCTTCTAACAATGCAATTGCATTACCATGCATCTTACGGTGCAAACTGAACTCCAAGTGTACCCTTTGGCAGTACTGGATAGCTTCATCCTTCGATGGGAAGGCTTGGTAGCTTAAATTGAGGGCATTTCTGATCCCTTTGGACGGGTTGAAGGCATATTTAACCCTACCACCCACTAATCTTCGTTCTTCTAGGTACTTTGTCATCCGTATAACTCCACAGTTATGAGTTCGTGTGAATGGCCACAGTAACTAAAATAAACTGGCACGTCAAGACCATACTGCTGTTGACCCAGACTACCCACTGTAGTAATATGTATCTTGTTGAGAGTACTCCCTCCCACTTTCAACACCTGCTTGGTGCCTCCTCCTCCCCCGAATGGCACCGTCTTCACCCCTCGATGCCCTTAACCGGGAATACCGTCGAGGGTTTTTTTATGCCTCGCCTTTGAGTAAATCAAATTGAAAAAAGACTGGCACGTCAAGACCATACTGCAATTTTCAGGTTTGATATTTTTCATATAATTCATATATATATAAACCCCTTGGGGTGGGCCGAAAAATAAAAAAAATATGAAATAATCCAGATTAATTGAAATAAAGTGCTCAAGTCCAGACCAATCTGAAAGTTAAAATATATCGAAAGTGATAATGCTTTATCGTTAGATATAGCTAGTTATCAGCCAATTTGAGTAAGCCCAAAACAGGGCAAAAAAGACCTAAATAAATCAAGCTGAGAGGCCTTGTTTTTACTCCGCCCCGGCTAAACAGCAATTAAAATATTATTCTATTCTATTGATCCGGCGGCGCTGCTATAATTTCAATAGGTCGGGCCGTGGTGGTTCGGCTATTCACTAGCAAAAAGGTTTTAATTATGAATACTCACCTAAATTTATTAGACACTGGCAACGGTAACACTAAAATAAAAAAGACTAACAAGGGCGGACTATATAGAGTCGCCAGCTTGTCATTAATGCCAGACCGGGAAATATGCCCCGGATCAAAAGCGGCGGGTTGTTTTGAGAGTTGCTTAAAAGGGGCGGGCCGTGGTCGGTTTGATAATGTGGCAGCCGGTCGGCAATGGCGCTCCAACTTATGGCATATAGACAAGGGGCAATTTCTGGAACGGTTAACCAAGGAATTGAACAACTTTGATAATCTATGCAAAAAGAACGGGGTTAAGCCTGCGGTTAGATTAAACACAATTTCGGATATAGCTTGGGAAAAATACGGGGTGCCACAATCATTCCCTAATATCTATTTTTATGATTATACAAAAAGAGCGGCCCGGATAGGACGCACCCCTAAAAACTACCAGTTAATGTTTAGTTACTCCGGGCGGGCACAATATAGTAAGCAAGTAACGATAGCATTAAAAACCGGGGTGCCCATTGCCGTCGTATTTAAAGACACTTTGCCCGCTGAATTCCTAGGGCGGAAAATAACCGACGGGGATTTGTCCGACTTGGTTAACAGCGCAGCCGGGGCGGTGGTGGTGGGATTGCTTGCCAAGGGATCACTTGCCAAACTAGAAAACAACGGCTTTGTAGTCGATAATAATCTAATCCCCGCCGCTATGGTTCCGGCATGAATAGCCGCCCGACGTTAACGCCACTATATACAGGCATCGGCTTTGTGGTGTTTTGGGGTGGTATTATTTGGTTTATGGCGGGGTAATGCTTTACTCCGGCTGTATTAATGTATTAAACTGTAATTCGTTGCCGGGGTGGTCTCGGCAGCATAACTAGCAAAAAGGGTTTTATTATGAATATGCAATCTAACAGCAATATATTTTCAATTGGTTCTAGTCGTGGTTTTTCATGGCCTGAACTAACAGCCGAAACCGATTTCAACGCGGAGTTGGTTCCTATCTATACAGGGATTGAAGACGCCGACGGGATCGAATTCCAACAATTAGATAAAACAATAGGCCGGGCCGTGGTTCGCGATGATAATGGGGCTAACCTTGGCATTGTCGGGGCGCGTTATGGTATCGCAGAAAATGGGCCTATTTATCAGATGATGGTTGAGGGTGCCGAAAAGGCATTGCCAAGGCATGCATTAAACGGCGTTACATTAAAAGAGTCCTCAAGTTATGGCGGCCAATTTACCCGCATTGAATTATTGTTTGATGGACTAGGCGCAGATATACGCCAGCTCAATGGATCATCTACACAATTGCTTTTTAAAATAGGCTTAACAAATAGCTTTAATGGCTCCGGGGCCGTTCGCCTATTTGCAGGGGCGCAGGATCTGTGGTGTACCAACGGCTGTACTAGTGGCGAAATAAACAAAAAGGCCGCCCGGCATACGTCGGGTTATTCTGCGGCTATCTTTGCCGGGTTTATCGAAAAGCAATGCGCGGAGTATGTGACGCGGGTTAGAACGTGGCAGCAATGGGCATCGAATAGCATCACCCCGGATCAAGCCGAAATGATTCTAAATGAAAACGGCATGGCAGGCCGCAAGGTCAAAAGTATGATGGTACAGTTTGAACGTGAAGCCGCCGACCGGGGCGCATCAGTTTGGGCGCTTTACTCAGCCTTGACTAATTACGCCAGCCATTCGAGCGATTTGTTTGGGGTGCGTAATTCTACCAACGTCGATAATATTGCCATCACTTTAGATCAAAGAGAGCGCGAAGTTGCGAAGCTGATCGAATCCGATTCATTCTTGCGGGTTGCAGCGTAATGCATGGCTTTATCCTTTGCTTGGGCATAGTGGCGTTTATCGTCGCTTTTGCTTGGGCGGGTCACTCCGATTATCAAGACGCTTTGCAGGCTGCTATTTTATATTGTGATAATGTCGAAGCGGGTATATGGCCCGACTTTGATAAATCCTATCAATATTGTGAATCTAACAGGGCGCAGGCTTTGCTATTTTCAACGCGAGGTGATTAATGTTATTTCGAGACTTGAACCCGGTGGAGGTCGCAGAGTTCAAACAATGGGCTATAGACTTTTATATACCCGGCGAAGTAATCGAGCGCGATATCTGGCACCCCGTTTTAGTTGCGGAATGTGACAGGATCAACGCCGCCGATAATCCAACCGACTAGCTAACCCTAGTTAAACCCCGAAGCCCCGCCATTGTGTGGGGTTTTTTTATGCCTGCTATTTAATAGGGCCTTGCCTAGGCGTGTTAGTTCCTACCCTATAGGGTAACTAGGGTATAGGTTAGAACGTGCAGTAGGCGGCATTGTGTGGGCCTTGTATAAGGTAGGCCGGGATAGTTCCGGGTTAATAGCGGATATCGTACACCCCGGGGCGCCGCCCTCCGCCGTTTAATATACGTCTACCGGGATCGCTTATAAATCACCGGGCGGATACTTCCACGTTATGAGGTCGCATTGATCAAGCCCAACAGCGGCGGGCACTTGCTCCGGCTAGTGGTTTATTTGTTGATCAATCCCGGCGGAATATCCTTGGCAATACCCGGGGCGGGTTATTATTATTTACTTGAGATGGTCTGGAAGCCCCGCCATTGCTCACTATCCGGGCCGGGGGGGGCCGGGCAACCGCCACCGGGGGGGGTACCCGATACCGTATACAACCCTAACCGAATATCGGAAAATGGAGACTGTCAACGACCTAATAACCCACCCAATAACAACCAATCCCTACCGTTCAAATACCGCCAATGTAAAATGCCTAGCGCCCGTTAGTAGAACCGGGGAGTATCCTACTGTCAACCGTCAACAGAGTGCCTGTATGTACCCATAACGCCCCTTAAAGGGATGCCTATTGTACAAATTACACTACAATATAGCTCATAAGGACTATAATGTAGTCTATACCATACAATGGTTCCCATTAGAGTTGACTTAATTAGCTAGATGCAGTACCCTAAGAGCATGACTCGCCTATACCGTGAGTATATGCAGCAATATCGGAGTCTCCATGACCCACGCTAGTGACACAACCGCAATAGAAATCTCCCTAACAGTAGAAAATGATCTTGAAGTAGATAGTGATGGTCGTTTCTTTGTAATTACCTATATATTCCCTGATGATAGTGAAGACTCGGTTGAAGTACGCCTAGAGTTTGATCATATCGTAGAGAATCTCATTGAATTCTATGAGGAAGAACACCTCCCTGCTGGATATCATCAGCTATACCTAATCGCACATGAATTAGAACGTCATGCACATAACCTACGGGATATTGCAGGCAAGATGGAAGGTAATCATTTACACGGAGATTTATTCGATGAACTCTAGCACCCTATTTGACCCTAGTTTGATGACACCACTAGATTGTTCCCAAGTAGGCCGTATAGGAGAGCACCTAGTTACGGCTATCCTCTCTGGTTATGGCTATGAAGTTCACCATACGGCTGGAAGTGGTTATGACCTACTAGTAATGCTCCCGGATCAGAAAGGGGTAATTCGAGTGGACGTTAAAACCAAGAAAGCCGCGACAGGAGCACGGCTATATAATATTAAGAAGGGTAAGACGACTACGTTTCGAGAGTACGAGTCTGGGGTGTGTGATGTGTTTGCTCTAGTCTGCCTAGAAGATACCTCGGTTACCTTTGAGAAGTGTGATAACTATGACGGTAAGACTTCCATCTACCTAAATAGAGTTGCTCACCAAGAAACATGTCCTTACACTGCATGGCAGTTAGCTATCGGTAATGACTTAGACATGGCTATTGCCTCCTAGAGTTATACCTGTATATTATAGGTAGTCGGCTCGGCAAACGCCTGTGTATTTTATCATGGATCTCCTCCATTGTCAATACTCCAACCCTAGTATTGGCAAATCACTGTGGCTCACTGCACCCCTTGCAATTGAGTCTCAGTAGTGTTATAACAAATACCAAGACTTAAAATGTCCCTACCTAAAAACACAATAAACCTAATCTACATAAGAGCCGCTATAGATGCGGCTACTGGCGTCCACCTTAGTTTGTTGGATACCAAACGATACCTCATTGAAGAGGGTTTCATCACCGCCACTCAGGCGAGAGAAGAGGCCACAGTGTTTCGGGGGTATGGTGAATTCTACGACTACGACTATTCGGATAACAAAGACGATGGTCAATCCACCAAAGAACTAAACTTCAGTACCGAAGAAACCTATCGAAGGAAAAGGTGACTTGGTGGCATATACACAATAGGAGATAAGCGGTGAAACAATCGAACTGTGGGGCATCTGTTAAATCCACATCAAAAGTTAAAAAGATGAATACAGGTGGTTTCATGAAGATCGGTGATGGTCTCCAGAAATTAGATGTTAACAAACAGGATGAAGGTATGGCAAAGGGCGGATTAGTTAAAGCAAAGAAGAAGAAGGCTAAAGGCTACAGTTCTGGTGGCATGGCCGAAGCCAAGCGTAAAGATAAGCAACAAGAAGAAAAAGACTCCAAGGGTTCCAAAAAGTATAAACGTGGAGAACTTGTTGAGGCATCTAAAGGCAAGCTGGTAAAGAAGAAAAAGTAATGGCTGATAAAAAAGATATTACAGATATGCAGGAAGCCTTCCTAGAGGCCCTGTGCAATGAAGCTAGAGGTGATATCCGTGCGGCAATGAACGCAGCGGGTTATTCCCCTAACACAAAGATAAGTGAAGTTGTTGGGCCACTGCGTGATCAGATCGTAGATAGGGCCAGCATGGTACTTGCTATGAATGCGCCCAAGGCGACTTATAGTATGGTAGACGTATTGAATGACCCGGGTGCGATGGGGGCAAGGAATGCAGTGGCAGCAGCTACGCAGATACTTGATCGTGCAGGTTTAGTTAAGAAAGAATTAGTAGAGATTTCAGGGCCAGCAGGGGGAATATTTATCTTACCACCAAAGAGGGTAACCCCAACCGATGACAGCCCCGAAACAGACGAGTAACTGGCAGGATCAGAAGCGTCCCAATAAAACCTCGAAGATACCTTATGGGTATGCTGTTAGTGAGGAGGATGTTTTAGTTGCAGTAGCTGACTTTACGATCATTGGTTTTGTTGAAAAGGCCATGGACTTCCTAGATGATGGGCACTCCTACCGTGAAGCTGCTAGGTGGCTAAGTGAGAATGCAGGGCACTCTATCTCTCACCAAGGCCTAGCCAACATCTGGAGAAGGCATAGGGGTGACAATAATCCCCGTGTAAAAGAATTAGCAAAGCGTAAGAAAGCAAAGGCCCCTAAGACCAAAGAAGGCAAGGCCCTAAAAGAATTAAAGAATAAGGAAGCGGGGACTAAGCGTAGTCTGGCTGCAACCAACAAGAAGATCAAGGCACTCACTCAAGTGACCCAGCCTGAGTCTATTGGGGTACCTATGGGTACCTTTAGTGACTCATTGGACTTTGAGGCTACTCCCACAGAACGTGAGATTATATTTGCGCCTAACGAAGGCCCACAGACAGAATTCTTAGCAGCATCTGAACGAGAGGTTCTATACGGCGGTAGTGCGGGTGGTGGTAAGTCTTATGGACTACTCGCTGACCCAATGCGTTACTTTGGTAATGGTAACTTCAATGGCTTGATACTTCGTCGTACAAACGATGAACTTCGAGAGTTGGTGTGGAAGTCTCAGGAGATCTATCCGAAGGCTTATCCGGGTGCTAAGTGGCAAGAGAAGAAATCACAGTGGGTATTCCCTAGCGGGGCTAAACTCTGGATGACTTACCTAGAACGTGATGAAGACGTGTTGCGTTATCAGGGACAGGCCTTCTCTTACATTGCCTTTGACGAATTAACACAACATGCAACGCCCTTCGCTTGGAACTACATGCGATCCCGATTGCGTACAACAGACCCAACCTTGCCTATTCATATGAGGGCAACGACGAACCCGGGTGGCCCCGGTCACTCTTGGGTTAAGAAGATGTTTATAGATCCTGCACCAGCGAACCAGAAGTTCCCTGCAACGGATATAGACTCAGGTGATGTGTTAGTTTATCCAGAGGGCCATGCTAAGGCAGGACAGACCCTATTTGATAGACGGTTTATCCCAGCATCCCTAAAAGATAACCCATACCTAATGGAGGGTGGCCAATATGAGGCTAACCTTCTTTCTCTGCCGGAAATGCAGCGGAGACAATTACTCGAAGGTGATTGGGCCGTAGCAGACGGTGCAGCCTTCAGTGAGTTTAGAAACAAGATACATGTGGTTGATCCATTTGAGATCCCAGATGAATGGAGACGGTTTAGATCCTGTGACTACGGTTACTCGTCTTACTCCGCCGTACACTGGTTTGCCATAGACCCAGCCTACGAAACCCTTATCGTTTATAGGGAATTGTACGTTAGCAAACATACAGGTCGTGACCTTGCAAAAGCAGTCATGGCCCTTGAAGTTGGGGAGCAAATGAGTTATGGTGTGCTCGACTCTTCCTGTTGGCATAACAGGGGTCAGATAGGCCCATCCATAGCAGAAGAAATGATTGCTTTGGGTTGCCGCTGGCGTCCATCAGACAGAAGTGCAGGTGCCCGAGTAGCGGGAAGAAACCGACTTCATGAATTATTAAAGTACGATGAAGAGGCTCAAACTCCCGGCATAGTGTTCTTCAATACTTGTCGTCAGATTATAGCAGACCTCCCCGTGATCCCTACCGACCCTAAAGGCGGTGATGATATCGATATTAGATATCGCAGTGACCACACCTATGACTCCGTTCGATACGGAGCAATGTCCCGTCCTAGATCCTCTTCTCCTTTTGAGGATTGGGGCAAGAAAAATACTCAGGCTTACCGACCAGCAAGTCTCAAATTTGGATACTAAATAAATGGCGATTGTAGACAGACCCGAAGATATGAACATGGAGGAAAGTGCTCTCGGACTAGAGGATACTAAATCCCTAGAAGACGAGGCATCCCTATCAGGCCTAGTGGGCTGGATCGAAGGCCGATACAACCGCTCCAATGAAGCAAGGCAGGCCGACGAAGCTCGTTGGATTACTGCCTATAGAAACTATAGAGGATTGTATGGCCCCGATGTTCAGTTTACCCAGCAAGAGAAAAGTCAGGCTTTCATTAAGATTACTAAAACGAAAGTTCTTGCAGCGTATGCACAGGTCGTGGACGTTCTTTTTGCAGGCAGTAAGTTCCCGATTGGAATTGAGGCTGCGTATAAGCCTGTTGGCGTTGATGGATCTTTACACTTTGATCCGAAAGAAGTTACCGAAGATAAGCTAGGTGAAATGACGGGGGCTGCTCCAAAGTCCCCTACCGTATCTCGCCCAGAACTACTTAAACGGTCTGGCCCATTCGCTGATCAGTTAGGTCGAGTTGACGAGGGTAGCCTACGCCCCGGTTCAGGTAAGACACCAACAGCCATCACATTCGAGCCTGCTAAAGAAGCAGCTAGGAAGATGGAGAGAACCATACATGATCAGTTAGATGAAAGTGAAGCTAACAAACATTTACGATCTACGGCTTTTGAGATGTGCCTATTTGGTACAGGTATACTAAAAGGCCCATTTGCCCTTCAGAAAGAATACCCTAAATGGGATGATGAAGGTAACTATGATCCAACTTTCAGGACTATTCCCAAAGTAGAAGCTGTAAGCATCTGGAACTTTTACCCAGACCCTGACGCTAGGAATATGGCAGAAGCCGAGTACACGATTGAACGTCATCGGTTAAACCGCTCTCAAATGAGGGCCTTGAAGAAACGTCCTTTCTTTAGAGGAGAGGCAATTGATGAGGCGATTGATTTCGGCCCTAATTATACTCCCCACTATTGGGAGGACACTTTAGAAGATAACGACATGTCCTCCGGCATTGAACGCTACGAAGTACTCGAATACTGGGGCATCGTAGACGCAGAGATTGCAGAAGAAGCAGATTTAGACTTACCCGACAACTTCTTAGAGAACGAAGAGATCCAGATTAACGCTTGGGTTTGTAATGGCCAAGTATTACGCCTAGTGATTAACCCGTTCACTCCTATCCGTATTCCTTACCATGCTGTTCCATACGAGCTTAATCCATATAGCTTCTTTGGTATTGGCTTGGCAGAGAACATGGAAGACACCCAAGAGATCATGAATGGCTTCATGCGTCTTATGGTAGACAACGCTGCTCTTTCATCTAATCTACTTATTGAGATTGACGAAACGAACCTAGTGCCGGGACAAGACATGAGTGTTTATCCGGGCAAGGTGTTTAGACGCCAAGCTGGAGCACCCGGCCAAGCTATCTTCGGTACCAAGTTCCCTAACGTAACAAACGAGTGCCTACAGGTATTTGATAAGGCCCGACAGTTGGCTGACGAAGCTACAGGTATGCCATCATTTGCTCACGGCAGTACAGGCGTGATGGGTGTGGGTCGAACCGCATCTGGTATGTCTATGCTTATGGGTGCCGCAGCGCAGAACATTAAAGCCGTTGTGCGTAACATGGATGATTACTTACTAGCTCCCCTAGGCAGATCTTTGTTTAGCTTTAACATGCAGTTCAACTTCGATAAATCTATCAGGGGTGACCTAGACGTTTCAGCTAAGGGTACAGAAAGCCTAATGCGTAACGAGGTACGTTCACAGCGTCTGTTGCAGTTCATGCAGATGACAGCGAACCCAAGCATGGCTCCGTTTGTTAAGTACGATTACGTCTTACGAGAGATTGCAGCATCTATGGATCTAGACGAAGACAAGGTTCTTAATGATCCAAGAGAAGCGGCTATCCAAGCTGAGATGATGGCGTCAGTTGCGGCTCTTATGCCACAGCAGCCACCTCAACAGCAACAAGGAGGAGAAGGCGGTGCCCCGAGCGTTAACGACCCCACAGGAAATGGCGGAGGCAACATAGCTCCGGGCAACGCACCTGAACCCGGCACTCCCGGATTTACAGGCGCAGGTGGTGGAGATAATGGCGGACAGCCTCCTCCACAGCCCCAAGGTCAACCACCACAAGGCCCACCACAGTAATGGAAAAAGTTTTAGCTAAATCAATACTACCCTTAGTTAACGACGTAGAAAAGTATCCTCTCTTACAGAGGTATGTAGAGAATCGTATCGACTCGATGCGGGCATTTTTAGAAAATACAAAAGATCATACCAAGCTAATGGAACTACAAGGCGCTATTGCAGAATTGCGTCGGTTCCAGACATTGCGTGATCAAGCTCTGGAGGGAGCAAAATAATGGAAGATACTTACACAACTAAAGGTCGCAAGGTTTTTGAAGACCCCGAGACAGGGGATAACTTCTCTGAGCGCACAATTACTTTTGAAACAAAGTATGGTTGGGTAACCATCCCTACCGTTAATGCAGAAGGTGAGCAGTTCTCTCAAGAAGAGTTAGAAGCATTCATCGAAGAGAATGGCCCGGTAGATCCACTTACAGGTGAAGAATTGCCTGTATTTGATAGTGAACCTGAAGCCAGTGAGTATGCTCAAACCCGTAGCGACGGCCTACTGCCTGAAGTAGCGGAGGACATCCCCCTCCCCCCAGACGCAGGGGTACCCATCGAAGCACCGATGGAGGAAGTCCCTATCCCGGAGGAGTCTGCCCCTATTGAAATGTTCCATGGTGGTATGATGATGCCAGAGATGATGGTAGGCATGGACGAAGAGTCCGGCAACCCAGTACCTCCCGGCTCTAGTGAAATGAACGTCCGTGACGATATCCCAGCCGCTCTAAGTGATGGTGAATACGTCGTTCCAGCAGATGTAGTGCGATGGCATGGTTTGAAGCATCTAATGGAAATGCGTGACGAGGCCAAGATGGGCCTTATGGCGATGCAGATGGAAGGTCAGATCGAGACTCTTGAAGAAGAGTACGAAGAAGATGAAGAGTATATGGAGGATGAAGACGAAGCCTACGAAGCAGACGAGGAGGAGTATGAGACTCCCGAAGGTAACTCTGTAGACGTTGCAATTACCACCATAGAAGAAGAAACCCTTGAAGACGAGGAAGAAGACCCCTACAAGTCCACAGATGGCAAGAATACTTATCGTCCAGCAGTCAAGTTTGCTATGATGAAACGCTAGTTTGCAGGCCTCGGGCTACCCGCAGAACCACTAATCATTCCGATTAGTCTACTTTAACGGCCCCCCCCACGGAGAACACATGGCTAAATACCGAAACGCATATCGGGACGAACCCGAAGATGTAAAGGAACTAGTACGAGAGGTACCTGACGAGGGTACTCCTACAGGATCAGATGAAGAGTCGTTTAAAAAGCGATATGGTGACCTACGCCGCCACATGCAACAGCAAATGGTACAACGTGACCAAGAACTCTCGCAAGTAAAGGCACAACTTACCGATGCAACCAAGGGACAGATCAAATTCCCTAAAACTGCCGAAGAAGTTGACGCATGGTCAACAAAATACCCTGACGTTGCTAAGATAATCGATACTATTGCCCAAAAGCGGGTACAAGAAGCGGTATCAGATGCCAACGTAGAGTTTGCTGAGATTAAGAAGCAGCAAGCAGGTATTAAGTCCGAAAAAGCAATGATAGAACTACGGAAACTACATCCTGACTTCGATAAGATCAGAGCACAGAAAGATTTCCATAACTGGGTAGTAGAACAGCCTACTTCTGTTCAAGATGCCCTATATAAGAACAATACAGATGCCAGAGCGGCGGCTAGAGCGTTAGACCTCTACAAATCCGACAAAGGTATCCGTAAGGTACGTCCTAAAAGCGCCAGTGATGCCGCACAGGCCGTAGGTAGAAGTGGAGTTGCTGCCCCGTCGGGTGGTAGGTCTATGTTTACAGAAAGTCAGGTCGAACGCATGACAGCGGCTGAATACGATAAAAATGAAGCTAAAATCATGGAATCAATCAGTAAAGGGCTGTTTGAGTACGACGTTACTGGCGGAGCGCGTTAAACCACTTGCTAATTAACTAGTAAATGTGGTATAACAACCTTGATACCATCCCCCCGAGCCGAGGCTTATGCAATACTGGAGTTGTTTTCCTTATATGCATAGCCTTCTACCTCACCCCCCTTTTCAGAAGAAAACTCTAAAGACACCTAAGTAAGTTTGGCCCTTTTCCACAAAGATACCCAATACAACTTAGCCCTTAATGAAGTATTCCATTCTGTTTCGTTTCGCCGCTGGTGGCGTATTACGGCATGTGTCGGATACCCCCAAATTTTAGTGGCACTTTAACTTAACATCTATAGGAGATGCAACATGGCTTTCGCAAAAGCTAGTGGCTATGCCAACTTACCAAACGGTAACTTTAGTCCAATCATTTATTCACAAAAAGTCCAAAAGACTTTCCGCAACACATCTGTAATTGAAGATATTACCAATACCGATTATATGGGCGAAATTGCTTCATATGGCGATAGTGTTAAGATCATCAAAGAACCAGAAATTACTGTCTCAGATTATGCGCGTGGCACAGCAGTGGCCGCACAGAACCTAAGTGACGGAGATTTCTCACTTACCATCGACCAAGCGAACTACTTTATGTTCAAGATCGATGACATTGAAGCTGCTCACAGCCATGTTAACTTCATGGACTTAGCGACTGACCGTGCCGCGTTTAAACTTCGTGACACCTATGACGCTGAAGTACTAGGTTACTTATCTGGTTTCGAGCGTAATGCTGGTAACACAGCTTGGATTGCTCGTACTGCCGCTAACGGCACTAAGGCTGATTCTGCTGCTGGTGCTGACGAATTGTTGCTTGCTAACAAGTTAGACATTACCGATTTCGGTGGTTCTGACATTGGTGGTACTGAAGCAGCAGCCTTACACGCATTGACTTCTATTCCTCTTGCCGCTGGCGGTGGTTCTGGTGCTATCACTAGTCCTCTTGCAGTTCTTAACCGAATGGCTCGTAAGATGGATGAAGCTAACGTGGACACAGCAGATCGTTGGTTCGTTGCTGATCCAGTGTTCTACGAATTGCTAATGGATGAAGATTCTAAATTCATCAATAGTGATTTCGGCGGTGGCGATGAACTTCGCAACGGTCGTGTAGGCAGCGGTCTTATCCGTGGCTTCAAAGTGTATAAGTCTAACAACCTACCTTACATGGGTACTGGTGCGGGCACTTCTGCCTCAATCGGTTCCGAAGTGAACTTTGGTACTGTTGTAGCAGGACATAAGTCTTGCGTAGCTACTGCCCAGCAGTTGGCTAAGACTGAAAGCTACCGTGATACAGCATCTTTTGCTGATATCGTGCGCGGAATGCAGTTATACGGTCGTAAGATCCTCCGTCCAGAGGCTCTAATTACTGCTAACTACAACTTAGCGTAAACCACTAGGGGGTATCCTTCTTCGGAGGGGTGCCCCTTTTTTATCTATAGAAAGAGTAATTTGACCCATGGCATCCACTTACCTCAGTCTCACCAATCGATTGCTTCGTAAACTAAACGAAGTTGAAATTGCTGAAGCCGACTTTAGTAATACACGGGGAATCCAAACCCTAGCTAAAGACGCTATCACTGATGCTATCGGTCAAATTAATCAAGCAGAATATGAGTGGCCATTCAACGCTGCTCAACACACACAAGTTTTAGCCGTGGGTCAGGAAGAGTATTCTTGGCCTGAGTACTTTAAGGTCGTAGATTGGAATACCTTCCAGCTACAAAAGAATGCATCATTAAATGTTAACCACAAGATGCTTGAATTCATAGACCGTGATATTTACTACAAGAAATATAAAAGTACTGATGATGACAGTAGCACCGCAGGCGTATCCATACCTGCTGTTATTGCACCCTCCCACGGCAATGGCTATGTGGTAAGCCCCTCCCCAGACCAAGCCTACACAATCCAGTTCAAGTATTATATGAACAATGTGGGCCTATCTCTGCACGGGGATACAACTCGAATTCCTAACTCATACGACAATGTGATTATTGACGGTGCTTTGTACTATATGTATATGTTCCGAGATAATCCTGAGTCAGCTACGCTTACTGCTCAAGTATTCCAACAGGGCGTTAAAAACATGCAAGGTATCTTTATCAATAAATACGAACGTGTGTATGACACCCGGGTGCCTCGTAAGTCAAGATCAAGCCAAGATTATGTAGGTATCTGATATGGCTGATCGCGTACAGTCCTACAAGGTAATATGCGGCGGCGGGCTTAACAGTAACGAGAATCATCTAGATCTAAGTGAAAATGCCCCCGGCTCCGCTACCCGATTAGTTAACTACGAAGTTAGCCTATTTGGGGGATACCGCAGAATTGAAGGTTTCTCTCCTTACAATGCTAATGCCAACCATCAAGAAATAGACCCCGTTAATACCGAGGGTAAAGTCTTGTCTGTCGCAATCTTCAAAGACGACAACCTAGACACTACAGTCATAATTGCTACCCGTAAGGTTAAGACCTTTACCTACACAGCCACGGCATCCCAGACAGCATTTACTGGCGCAGATTCAAACTCAAGAACGCTAGACATTAACAACGCAGCTAATACGGTTGTTACAAAGACTACGGGTTCTACCACAACAACCCTAACGGTTAGCACTCACTATAGTATCAGCGGTAACACAGTTACGCTGGGTACGGGTGCAACAGTAGGGGACACCATCACAGTAGATACAAACGAGTATAAATACTATCGTTATGTAGCCTACTCAGCATGGGCACCCTATACCACGGGCATAGTACACAATTTCAAAGATGGTGTTAGAACAGTCTCTAAACTTCGCCACGTTAGCTTTAACTTCGGCGGTGGTAACAGGATATGTTTCGTAGACGGTGTGAATAACGCTGTTCTCTATGATGGTACCAACTGGAAAGCTATCAGCCCAAGTGGCTCTGGTGGCAGTTCAAGCCCGGGAGGCCCAAGTGCCTTAGCCCGACCTGAATTGGTTGATGCATTTGAGAACCATCTATTCCTAGGTGGAGATCGAGTCGCACAGGCGACAATAGCCTACTCTGCCCCATTAGATCCTCTTACATTCACATCAGCCGCTGGTGCAGGTCAGTTAGCCATAGGCTTTGACGTAGTGCAGTTTAAACCGTTCCGTGGTGACCTATTTGTATTTGGTGATAACGGAATTAAGAAAGTATCCCCTGACGTGACTGCTGGATTCGTGTTAGATCAGATTACTACCAACGTAGGTTGCATTGCCCGAGATTCCGTATTGGAGATTGGTGGTGACCTAGTGTTCTTAGCACCCGATGGACTACGCCCCGTAGCGGGAACAAGTCGAATCGGTGACGTTGAGTTAGAGACTATCTCTAAGAGCATACAACAACTACTTACTGCGCTTCCACAAGACTACGATTTATCTACCCTCAATGGTGTGGTAATTCGCAGCAAGTCCCAGTTACGTTACTTCATAGGTGACGATACTACCTTTACCACCGATAGCTTCGGCATCATTGGTGGTCTTCGGTCGGCTGACCAAAGGTTAGGTTGGGAGTTTGGAGAGCTAGTGGGCATTCGTGCCAGTTGCTGTGCTTCGGCATATGTTAACTCAAAAGAGCTAGTCCTACACGGTGACTACGACGGCAAGGTCTATCAGCAAGAGACTACCAACCAGTTTAATGGGGCAGACATCCTATCCGTATACACCACGCCCTTCTTTGACTTTGGAGATACCGAAGTTAAGAAGACCATGCGTAAGGCCAACACATTTATACGGGCTGAAGGCCCTCTGACTTTGAACATGGCGGTATCGTATGATTGGGAAGATCCCAACACAGCCAGCCCTAGTTCCTATTCGCAAGAGTCTAAAGGCGCACCAGTACGCTATAAAGGGAAGAACATTAATTATGCAGGTACCAACATTAACTATGGTGGAACAGAGAAACCCATCATTACAACCAGCCTACAGGGCACTGGCTATTCTTGCCAGCTTACCTTTGTTACTTTGGGGAATTTTGACCCTTACAGCATACAAGGAATCGTTTTTGAATTTAGCATCGCGGGGAGACGTTGATGGCGGGATATACTAGACAGTCAGTAGCGGACATTATTAACGGTGCGAACATTACTGCACCACCACTTAATGCTGAATTTAACCAGTTATTAGCCGCTTTCAACGCCTCAACAGGACACACCCACGACGGGTCTACGGGCAGCGCACCTAAGCTACCTTTAACTACGTCTGTGTCTGGTTACTTACCCGCTATTCACGGTGGTTTCGGTGGTCGTAACAATAACACAGCGACTGCTGATCCTGCTGCTACAGATGATAACACCGCAGGTTATGCACCCGGTTCGATCTGGATCAACACTTCCACGGGTTATACCCACCTGTGCTTATACAATACAACTAACAATGCTAACTGGGTAACCGTAGCGGCAATCAGCAACACTAACATCATTGCCCCTAAAGTTAATAATACAGTTACATTAGGTACGTCTACTCTACAGTTTAAAGACATCCATATCGACGGAGTTGGTTACATTGACGATATCAACGCAGTCACTATGTCCTCTACGGGTAATGTCGATGTAGGTGGTGTTCTTACTGTTTCATCCAACACCGCTATAGGTGGAACCCTTGCCGTTACAGGTGCAAGTACTCTTACGGGTAATACCGTAGTATTAGGTAGCCTAGGCGTCACGGGCGGAGCTATATTCTCCAACACTGTAAATGTATTAGGCGATACAACATTAGGTAATGCTACTTCAGATACCGTCACCTTCACTGGCCGGGTAGACTCGGATGTACTCCCTGCTACAGACGGTACACATGACTTAGGTTCTACCACACAAGAGTGGCAGGATCTTTGGGTTGATGGTACAGCTAACATCGATGCCCTAGTGGCAGATACCGCAGATATTAACGCGGGTACTATCGATGATGCTACTATCGGCGCTTCTACTCCTACTACTATCGTTGGTACTACCATTACAGGTACGGCCTTCGTAGGCCCTATCTCGGGTGCTGTCACAGGTAACGTGTCGGGTAATGTAACGGGTAACCTACAAGGTAATTCAAACGGTGCTCACACGGGTACAGTTGCAGGTAACGTAACAGGAAACTTAGCAGGTAATGTAACCAGTACAGGTACTAACGTCCTAGCTACGGTAGACATTGGTGCAGGTTCTATTGATGGTACTGCAATCGGTGCTGCTTCTGCTAGTACTGTAGTCGGTACCACTATCACTGCTACTAACTTCGTAGGCCCAATTGCGGGTGCAGTTACTGGAGATGTAACGGGTGATGTTGATGGTGATCTAACAGGTAATGTAACGGGTAACGTCTCGGGTAACATAACCAGTACAGGTGCAAGTTCATTCACGGACTTGACCATCAACGGTTCACTAAACATGAACTCAGGTACCGCAGCCACAGTAACGGGCCTAAGTGCTCCTGTGCAAGGTTCCGACGCAACTACCAAAACCTATGTTGATAGTGCAGACGCCCTAAAGCTAAATCTAGCTGGTGGTACTATGTCTGGTGCCATCGCCATGGGTACAAGCAAAATCACAGGTCTGGGTACTCCAACAGCCACTGCCGATGCTGCTACCAAAGGTTATGTAGATCAGGAAGTGTCTGACTTGGTTGCTGCGGCTCCCGGGGCATTGGATACTTTAAATGAACTGGCTGCTGCATTGAACGATGATGCATCTTTCCATACTACTATAACAAACAGCATTGCAACTAAACTACCTAAAGCGGGTGGCACCATGACGGGTGCTATTGCTATGGGTACAAGCAAAATCACAGGTCTAGGTACTCCTACGGCTGCTGCCGATGCAGTGACTAAGGCTTACACGGATTCAGCCGATGCATTAAAGCTAAACCTAACAGGTGGAACCCTTAGTGGTGCCCTTGCTATGGGTACAAGCAAGATTACTGGCTTAGGTGCTCCTACAGCGGGTGCAGATGCTACTACTAAGACTTATGTAGATGCAGGCGAAGCCTTGAAGGTATCTAAGGCGGGAGACACCATGTCAGGTGTTCTTGCAATGGGTGCTAACAAGATCACAGGTGTAGCTAACCCTACCCTAGCGCAAGACGTAGTGACTAAAAACTATTCAGATACATTGTTTGGTTCTACTACTGCGGCTGCTACCAGTGCTTCTAACGCTGCTACCTCAGAGTCTAACGCTAGTACGAGTGAAACTAACTCATTAAACAGTGCGAATAGCTCGGCTGCTTCTTTAGCTACATTCGTAGGTCAGTATGTATCTCAGTCAGGTACACCTTCTTCACCGGGTACTGGTGACTTATGGTTTGATACTGGCGCTGCTATTATGAAGGTTTATAATGGCTCTGGTTGGGTATCTGCGGGTTCTGCTGTTAGTGGTACAAACAATAGTGTTCAATACACGGCTACTGCAAACCAAACTACTTACGCTGCTGTTTATGATGCAGGGTACTTACAGGTATACCTTAATGGTATCCGCTTAGATGCAGAAGACTACACAGCTACTAACGGCTCTAGTGTTATCTTGGATACGGGTGCTGCTGTTGATGATGTAGTGTTTATACACTCATTTGGTACGTTCTTATTAGCGGATCATTATAGTAAGACTGCTTCTGATGCTAGGTTTGAGCCTATTGATAGTGCTTATACTAAGTCAGAAGCTGATACTAAGTATGCAGAGACTGCCTCTGCAAACACCTTTGCATCTTCACAGACCTTTTCTGCGGGCGTAGATGTAACAGGTACCGTAACCACAAATGGTTTGACAGCTACTAGCTCAACTAACGGTGTTAGAGCTACCATAGGAAAAACGGGTGGGGCTAACCTAAACGTATATGCGGATACAAACACAGTGTACTTGGCAGGGGATGCAACCCTAGCTAACGCATACATCATAGACCAAGCCAACAACAACCTACAGTTTAAGGCTAATGCCGCTGAACGTATGAGGGTGGATGCAAGTGGCATAGACGTAACTGGCACTGTAACGGCTGATGCTATATCCACAGGCACGTTCACCTCCACAGGTATTGATGATAATGCTTCAAGTACCAAGCTAACTATACAGAGTAATGGTATAGGGATAGGCACTGCAAGTGTAGGCAGTGGCTTAGGTGTTTATTTAAACAGAGGTGTAATGACAAACTTCTTTGAAGCCAGTGATGGCACTAAGAAGATGATTGTAGGCACTGACCCAAACAACGCCTTTGTTAAGTTAGGCGCATTGAACAACTATCCTGCAAGTTTAATTTCAAATAATGCTCAAGTCTTAACCGCTGAAACCAACGGGGATGCTACAGTCAACACAGGCAACCTAGTCATAGGCACATCAGGCAAAGGCATAGACTTCTCTGCTAATGGTAACGCAGGAGGTATGACTTCTGAGGTGCTAGATGATTATGAAGAGGGTACTTGGCAACCTGCCGCTAGCCTTGGCACAATCGCTGCTGTAAATGCGAAGTACACTAAAGTAGGTAATAAAGTTACTGTTTGGTTTGTAGCGTCTTCTTTTAGTGAGCGTTCCAGTTCTAACTACGTTTCTATAACAGGCTTACCCTTTGTATCTAATGGGTATATGGGGCATGGAACGGTTGGGTCTGTAATGTATCAGAGCATTAGTACAGCAACACCAAATGTTTATCTAAATGGTGGCGCTAGCTACCTAAATTTCTATGGTAATAGCTCTGGTGGGTGGTCAATTATGTCATATAGCCATCTAAGTAACCCCAGCTCGTCTATCTATGGACATGCAATATATTACACAGACTCTTAACTACTGCTAGTGGACTCTAGCAACAGACCTTAACAAACACAGGAATAAATAACATGGCACTAACTAAAGAAACAATCGTAGATAAAATTGAGGTTCTAGAAAACGGCTCAGTACAAGTACGCACAGCAACCAGAATCTTAGAAGACGGTGTAGCACTATCCTCATCATTCCATCGTCATGTCTGTATGCCAGATCATGTATGTACCGATGAAGACCCAAAGGTCACAGCGATATGCTCAGTGATACACACACCAGAAGTTAAAGCAGCTTACCTAGCAGCACAGGCGGCTTCACTAGCAGCTATGGGAGAATAGTATGTCTAAAGCAAGATTATTAGCAGACCTACTAACCTCCTCAGGTGAAGTCAAGGCAGACAGAGTAGATGCATACTCCCTCCCCTTAACAGGTGGAGCAATGACAGGTGCTGTCACAACTAACTCTACCTTCGATGGTCGTAACGTATCTGTAGATGGCTCTAAGCTAGATGCTGTTGAAGCAAGTGCAGATGTAACTGATACAGCTAATGTGACCACCTCAGGTGCTCTCATGGACAGTGAGCTTACTAGTATTGCTGCTGTTAAAGCTTTGAACCAAGGTGTTGCTACAACAGACGCAGTAGACTTCACAGGCATTGATCTTACAGCTATCTCTGACACGATAGCAGTCACAGCAGTAGACGTATTCATCTACGACACTAGCAAAGACTCAGACGGTGGAGCATGGCGTAAGCGTACACAAGGCACATCTTGGTATAACGAAGCATTGAACACTAGCACTCGTGGTTCAACGAAAGAGTTCCCAGCGGTTGCAGTGATTGTTGCAACTACAGGCGCAGTAACCATCTATGATGGTGATGACCCTAGTATGCCTATGTGGATGGTGTTTAATGTATCTAGCAGCTCTAACATGGTGGGTGAGGTAGCTATAACTTGTGTAGATGCTTTGAATGGTGTACTAGCCACTGGGTCTGGCGGTGCTGGTTATGACCTTAATGTGGTTAGGTTCCTACAAGATAGGGGCGAGCAATGGGGTTCCCCCAGTCTTTCTCAGATATACAACGGAAACATAAGCAAAAGAAATTCTAATAAGAACTGGCACGGGGCAGGCGTATTAGGTTCCCTTGTCAGCCGCAAAATCAACGACATAGCAATGACAGTCCTACCCAACGCTCCTATAGACTCCGCAACTGGCCTACCGATTCCAACGATTGCAGTGGCTACCGATGGTGGAGTGTCTGTGATTAAGGATGATGGGAGTGTGGTTAGTGGTGGAGAGGCTAACGCTGGATGGGCTGTTCGCAATATAACTATAGATTCTAACGGAACTATATGGGGGTCAGAAGGCACTTCCTATAGCGCATTCCAGCTTATGGCCCAAGTCCCTTATACTTCAGTTAGTAGTATAGGGACTGGCTCGCTAGGCTACCCTCACACTAATAGTGTGAATAACAACGGTTATGGAGCAAATTCATCGTGGCCTACTCTACTTGGTAATATAGAAGTTGCGAACAACAACTTTGTGGCCTCAAGCGATCGAATATACACAGGCTTCGGAGGTGGCGTTTCACACTTAGTAGACAATGTAGCTGACCGAACTAAGTCAATGGTTGCTTATACTGCCTCAGACTACAACACAGGCTACATGGTCGGTGACATCAAACTCGCAGCATTGAGTGATACTGATACGACTGATGTGGTGGGTAGTGGTACTAACATCATATCGGGCTGGACTAATCACTCTACCTACCCATTTGAGACATACACTGGTAGTGGGCTAGACATCACTTCTGCTATTAACACTACCTCATATGGAACTCTAAATACGACATATACCCCTGTTATCGGTAGAACGTATACAGTTAAATTCAACTTAACCTTAAATAGTGGCACAGCCCCTACATTCTTTGGGCAGTCGTCTTCTTCAGTTGGTTCTGGGCCTCATGGCTTCGTATCAGTTGCAGGTGCAAATAGTTTTACATGGACGGGAACAACTGCCGCTTCATCATATGTTAACTTAATGGTTGGTAATGGGGTTGCATCTAATTTTTCTATATCAGGCTTTACTATGTATGTGGGGGGTGAAGAAGACCGCTCAGTGAACGCCAACGGCCTAGCAGTACACGGAACAATCACCAAGACAGCCGTGGCAACTGGCGCTGATCTAGTGGGTTACTCAGGGTTTAGTTCAAGTAACTATCTTGAGCAGCCTTATAACAGTGACTTGGACTTTGGTACGGGTGACTTCTCGATTATGGGGTGGGTTAAGATTGTTACTGGAGCGACTGAATATATATTCTTCCGTAATACACAAGGGTCGGTTGCAGGAGCAACTAGGCTATACGTCAATGTTCAATCGACTGGGGCTTTTTACACAAAGATAAACAACACAGCAGCTACTTCATCAGCAACTTTTACAGGGTGGACTCATTTTACTGTTTTACGTGTAAGTGGAGTAGTGCATATATACGGCAATGGTGTACTCGTAGCCTCTGTGGCGAACACTAATACAGCTACAAATACCGCAGCAGTGACCACCATCGGGTCATCACCGAATGGATCTAATCCAATGGCTAACAGTTCTTTAGCTACTATCCGCATCTCAGCAACAGCCCCATCAGCACAGCAGATCAAAGACATCTACGAAGCAGAGAAGCCTTTATTCCAAGAGAATGCACAAGCAACTCTCTACGGCTCCTCCGATGCTGTCACCGCTCTGGCTCACGATGATACAACTAACTTACTCCACGTAGGCACATCATCTGGTCGCTCAGTATTCCAAGGACTACGCAGAGTAGACAACACCACATCAGCCGTTGGTTCAGCTATCTCAGCTTCCAATAACCTAGTAGTCGAGGAATAACCATGACAGTAAACATAAGCAAACCCTCGATCAACATCAGGGAGAAACTATCAGAACTAGACAAGCCTAGCGGTATAGCTGGTGAAGCTGTACTAAGGGCTGACAGTGTTCAGGAGATTCGTAATAGTATTGGAGCAGGTCGTAAGAACCTTATTATTAATGGTGGGTTTGATGTATGGCAGCGTGGTACTTATACGACTGCTACTAATGTATCGTCAGGGTTTCAGTCAGATAGGTGGAAAATAGCTCAATCTGCAACAACAGGCACTATTCAGGATTTAGGGGGTTCAGTTCGTCTTGAAGTCACAGGTGCAGGTACAGGCACTCTCCGTATGTACCAGCCAATAGAAGATAAAGGTTTATACAAAAGAATCTCAGGCAAA